GCGGTGGCGGGGCGTATAATCACACGCCACGACTCGTCACGGGACCGACGGACGTCTACGGCCCGGGAAAATCGCAGAGGATCGTCGAATATTACCCCGACGTCGACCTGTACAAGATGAAAGCGAATTGGCGAGTGGCAGACGAGTACGTCACGACCTTGTAATAAAACACATCACCAGATACGAGACGCACGCACCGGACGACGTGACGAGAACCGGAAGACACCCCCTGGACCCTGGACCCTGGACCCTGGGCTCCGGGAAACTTGGGACTTTATAAAACTGGGGCTCCGGGAAACTGGGGCTCCGAGAAACTGTCGTTCGGATGCTTTTTACATGTACAACGTTCTGTTCAGTCGACGCGACGTTGGGATACCGTCGTCGTGCATCGCGGCATATCGGGGAAATCGCGGGTGTCGTGACCCATGTTCGTGATATCCCGGCATTTTTGTACGAACGCATCGAACGTCAAGGATCCTTTCATGTGATTGCACTCGCCGCAACACGCCACGCAATTTTTCGGGACGTACCCCATCGTGTCAATCGAGCGATCGATCCCGTTTTGGTGACGAGACGTGTTCGGGCGGCCGCAATACGCACATGCTTTCGAACGGATCTCATCGAATTGTTCTTTGGACACCTCGAATTCGAGATCTTTTCGAATCGCTCTGGATTTGTAATTCGAATACGACGTTCCCTTGACGTCCGGAAACGTAGCTGGATCGCATGGTTGTCCAGATCCTCCGTGATGGAATGAAATGTGCCCGCACCGCTCGACGAACGTCTTAGAGTCCAAACACGTTTTCATGAAATTGCATGTCCCGCAGCACGCGACGCAATTTTCCGGGATGTACCCGACGCCGTTGTCCATACGATCGATGCCGTTGAGCGTCTCATCCGAATGAAATCCACAATAAAAACATGGGGACCGCATCATTGTCTCGGCTTCCACGTCGGTCAAAGACCAGTCGTACCCTTTTTTGGAAGCTTGTTGCCGGATGCCGCCGAGACGACTCGCTACATTGTTTGTCCGCCATTTTTTCAGGTGATCTTTGTTTTTCGAAACCCATGCACTCATAGAAGCGGCATTTCGAGCTAAGTACCCCGCTTCGTCCTCCGTCCTTTTCTTTTCACGCCAATCCCTGTAATACTTTTTATCGCGATTCAATTCGTTGTGGTATTCGCGTCGTTCGGGTTTTGCGTCTTGGATCGCATTTTTCAAACGACATTTATCGCACCGCTTTACGATGGATCCATTTTTTCCCACGTACGATTCGGGGGAGCACCATCGCGGACAATGCGAACATTTGATCTTGCCATCCCTGAGAGTCCCACCGGGGTACGCTTCTCGGGCTTTTTTGTTCGAGGCGTACTTTGACGTTCGGCACGGTTGACACATATTGAGAATCTTCCCATCCTTCCCGACGAAAAACCCAGGATCCAGGTTTTTTTTGCACCGCGAACATGCGATCATTTGGTATTGGTGGTATTGCATAACATGTTTTATCTTAAGTGATTTTATCTTAAGTGATTCGGTGATGATACGCGAGGTCCTTTCGAAATTCGAACTTCGAAAGGTGTTTTTTGTGATGCAACATAAAAAAGATGGTGATTCGATCAGTTGGAGTCGGTTGTTCCCAAAGGTTTCCCAATGGGCCGGACTGTATCTTAAGCGAACTCGGGGTGTCTGGTCCCTCATCGTTCGCCGACTGCCGTTCAGTCTCTGACGGCCTTCCGTGGGCTTGACATAGCGCCGTTAGGAAGTGACCATGCGGATTGCCCAATCCCAAGGATTATTACCGTATCCGAGTTCTATTCTCGGCCAGTCGATGCTTTCGCACTCGACCTTGGTACCTTGGGCTCTCAGGGGATTCCCGCAACAAGCAGTCTTGCACACGTCTTCGTAAAAGAAGACACGTACTAGCCAGTGGCGTCAGTGTGCGTACACTGCCGGGGGCACAAACGAAGGTGTCCACGAGGAGATCCCGGATCCTCGTGGCGTCTGACTTTTCCGCCCATGAACTGTCTTCTGCATAATATAATAAGATGCAAAAAGAATCCAGGCGAGGCCCGCCATGCCCGACATCACACGCAGGACGTTGTAGTTCTTGGCGTAGATGTTGAGCTGGGTCAGGGAGGTGGCGCGAGCGTAGGTGGTCAGCTCGGATTTCAGGTTGGCGAGATCCTCGTTGGTCACGGACGCCTGCTTGTACGTCAGCGACAGGGTAGCGTTATCGATGCGCGAGAAGTTGCACGTGCCGGATGGCTGGTGCTCTTCGGGCTTCAGGGCGAAGCTGTACAGGTAAATACCGGCGGGCACGTTGGAGCCGATGGACTGGAACGGCTGGACCTGGTTGAAGTAGCTGCCGTTGCGCACGGTGAAACGGTCCTGGCCGTTGAGCTGCAGCTTGGCGTTGAGCAGGGGCGCCAGGGACTCGTTGTAGGTCTTGATGTTGGCGTTATCGGCGGAGGGGACGGCGGTGTACAGGCCGTGGGTGTTGCCGCGCAGAACCCATGTGATGAACTTGGTGGGGTGGTTGAAGTTCAGGCGGATGTTTTGGGCCACCTGGGACGACGCGGACGGCGTGGCGGTCTCGGAGCCGGTGAACTGCAGCTGCTCGATGAGGTACTCGTGGGGCAGCTGGGCGAAACGCGTGCGCTCGGCGGTATCCAGGAAGATGTAGTCGGCCCACACGTTGAACGACCAGTCGGCGTTGGAGGTGGTGATACCGGGGATGGACCCCGCGGACGCGAAGGTGAAGTAGAGCTTGACCTCGTGGTACTGCACGTATCACGAAACCCTCCCTTTCGGGATATTTGACGTCGAAGCTCATTTTTGTTGTGTTGTATGAGGGGGTAGAGTACACCTTAGAGTCTCATCGGGATGACAAATCCCTCGACCCCACAACCGTCTACTCGTTGAACCTTCTCCATAGGCTTGTCGTGAGCACACCCGAAGATGAACTCGCGCCCTTAGGAGCTTGGCTGCGGATTGCCCATTTTCGAACAGCTAGAAGCCGTCCGTCATCCAGGAGTTTGTTACCATACCTGAGGTCGTTGCTCTCAGCCAGGCTATGCTTTCGCGTAGCCTTTGGTACTCCGAACGATCGAGATTCCTGCATCGAATGTATCGGTGCGCGGAAAGGAAGGAATTGAAGAAGTGGTGTGCGAAGATCCTGTTGGATTTCTCGCGGTTTTCGGAGACACGCAGCGGTTGGAGGTTGGTCCATCCGAAACACACGGACCGTTCCCTCGGAACCGTGAGATCGAATCGGCTCATGGGCAGGACGTGATCGATGTGCCACATGGTTCCGTACGTGTCCCACGTCATATCGTCGCCAACGAACTGGAAAGCCAGCCAATCTTTCAAGGAATCGATGTCCATGCCGAGGAGCTCTTGGTACGAGCTGGGGATTCCCCTGAGCATTTTGTGGACCTTGGATCTGATCACCTCCGAAATACGGAAGTTTTCGTCTACCACACGGCGATCCTTGATTTTCTGTTTTTTGATCGGCAGGTATTCCCTGTTTTTCGATGCGATATGTTCGCGGACGTGATCTTGGGCCCTGTATCGAGTCCTCTGAGCCAATATGGTTTCCCTATTGGCGTCGCGATACTCTGCATTCTGAGCGAGGATCCGTGCCTTGTTCGCTTCGTAATACTTCTTGTTGTATTCCTTCTTTTCCTTCTTTTTTGTGTTCTCGTCGTCCATTTCTGGCTTTAGGGGTTTCCCGCAATTTGGCTGTGTCGCAGCGTCGTTGCATAAGCTTTCTGAGAAAGCTTTAGCAGCACGCCACTAGCATCTGACGTGAGACCAGAGAGGTCTCCTGGGAGTCGAACGGGGTTTCCCGCGCGCATTGCCCAGATGCGCACGGCCGAATGCTTTTCCGCCCTGCAGTTAAGGCGATGAGAGGCAGCGCCAGGCCCGGAGCACCGTTGAAGAAGAAGGTCAGGGGCACGTAGAAACGCTTGACGGTCCCGGTGGGCGAGTTGGCCTCGAAATCGGTCATGCGCTTGTACGCGTCGCCAGCCTCGTTCAGGCGGAACAGACCGTCGTACACGCGGTACCAATCGGCAAAGTGCTTGTCGATGGTCTGGCCACCGATCTCCAGGTCCACTTCCTGCAGCAGCGCCTCGGCGGGGTAGAACGTGCCGGTGCTGCCCACGGAGCTGGTGGCGGAGGTCTTGGTCAGGGTGATCTCGCAGAAGATGTCCGTGATCAGATCACCGTTGCGGGAGATCTGGGTGGACACCTTGTTGCCGTAGCCGATGGAGCCGTTGATGGTCTGCTGGATGGACTCGATGGCGAAGTTGGTGTAGCGGCGGTACACCACCTTGAAGAAAGTGATCTGGGGGTTGCCGGTCAGGTACACGTCCTGAGCGCCGTATGCGACGAGCTGAGATCACGTGATCCCGAAGGTTTCCCAACGGGGTGGACTGTATCTTAAGCATCCTAGAGTGTGTCTCGACTCATCGAAGGATGCCGACTGCCGTTCAGTCTCTGACGGCCTTCCGTGGGCTTGACATAACGCCGTTAGGAAGTGACCATGCGGATCGCCCAATCCCAAGGATTATTACCGTACCCGAGTTCTATTCTCGGCCAGCCGATGCTTTCGCAGTCGACCTTGGTACCTTGGGCTCTCAGGGGATTCCCGCAACAAGCAGTCTCGCAATTCGTACGACGAATCACTAGCCACCGACTGTACGTTTTCACGTTCGAGAGTTCAAATGAAGTTCCCTTGGAAAGAGCTCGAATTTCCAAGGCATGTGACTTTTCGGACCTCTCAACTCAAAAAAAGTCCTCCGGCCATTAGTGTTTGGTGTGGTACCCCTAGCAGAGAAAATAATTCTGGACGATTTCCTCCCGCGTTTCGTTTTTGACGTTTTTGGACGACGGACGACGGACGGAGAACTTCGACGACGAAGGATTTCACGCGGTTTTTGGAAAAGCGTGAAAGCCGGTGGTCCGGTGGAAGCAGGTGCAGCAATGTGGCCTATATCGGCCTACACTAATGACCTAGTGGTGATGGTGACCCGCAGGCAGGATCTGGTGGAATCCGACGGGTTGGTTTTCGTCATCGGGCGCGCATCCTTGGTACATGATCACGTGCCCTGGATGTTGCGTTTGACGACGTCCGTGCTCATGCTCGTCGTGTCCTTCGATCCACCACGGCGCTTGTTGGTGCACGGCGACGACGGGTTTGCCCGTTCCACGCCGGATGGTTTCTTTGATGATGGCGGCTATGAGCCCGTTCGTCGCGCGAGCAGCCACTTGTCCACGAGTTCCGGCGTGCCCGAATTCGTGTGCGAGCTGGTCCGCTTGGAGACACAATTCCACGGATTGTTCGTGCGGGTCCCAGACGCCATGTGCGATCTGACGTTCGTCGAAAATTCGTCCTCGGCCCGATGGGGGGACGTGTTTGGTGAAATAAAAGGTGACGATATCGTTCTCGTCTTCGTCCGTCGCGCCGACCTCGACTTTCATGCCCCCGAACGTCAGGGTCGTGCTGCGGAACTTTATGGCCGGAGGAGCGTTCGAATGCGCTCGTTCCATCTGTTTTTTCATCACGATGGCGAGTCGTTCGGCGAATTTCGAGATCGCCGTGCTGACGTGCCCCGAGCTGGACGATGACCGGGTTTCGTGGCCATGTCGAGTTTCGCGTGCGAGACCGTGAATGCGGTGCCGACCCGATGCCGCGATATCCAGTCTCGCGGCCGTGCGCGTCGACAGGTGCGGTGCGATGTGGCTCGCGATCAGGTGACTCGGGAGGTTCGTCAAGGTGGTCAACCGCGCAGAGGACGTCGAGGGCGTCGAGGGCGTCGAACGACGAGCCGG